AAGCTGGCGTTTCTCGCCGTTTTTGCGGACGAGAGCTTCTTCGAGAGCCTCCTCGTCCACGTCTTCCAAGGCTTCGGTCGGTTTCAGGGTATAACGGAAGAACTCCGTTCCCTTCTTATCCGACTTGCCTTGTTCTGGTTGGCCCTCGACGAGGCAACGATAGCGACCAGGGGGAAGTTGTGCTGGCCGATCGTGCTCGACAGCAGGGCGATCGAGGATTGAGGTAAAGGATTTACCTTGGGATGCTGATTTAGCCATTAGGCTTCGATCCGATCGTTTAGAGGTTACTCAGCAGCGGTTGCTTGCTGAGGAGTTGCTTCTTCGTCGTCTGTATCTGGTTCGTCTACATCCTCCGCTTCTAGTGGATTTCTCAGCACCTTGAAGATGTCAGCTAGCCCTGTCCCAAGTGGGAAGGTGGATTTCATCTTGAAAGGTGCGGGGTTTTTGAGATCGATTAGGGGCGTGGCTTTGGTTCTGAAAGAACGCTTGCCATTGATAGTAACACACTGAACAACAGTATTGAAATAGCGAGGAATGACAGGAGAAAGAGCCTTACCAACCGAGGTCGGATAGGCCTTCGTGTTACCGTCTGGAGTATCCATATATTTGATATGGGACATGACGATGACATTGGTCTCGAACGCTTCGGAAGTAAGTAGGGCCAACACATTTTCCACCGCCTCCTGTGCCATACCGAAGATTTGCCTCTTATCCACTCCCCCTTGCGCACTCCTGGGCGCTAAAGGGTCCGCCCAGTCATAGGCCGCGTCTGACATGAAGGTAAGAGAGTCGATGACGAGAATACATTCAGGACCCCATTCAGCGGGCTTGCCGAGATCAATTTCCTCACCGTCAGAGGATGTGTATTTCCAATGGTCGAGCATCTTAAGACCGGATACGAAGGCCTTAGGAGAGACGATTGGTCCTGCGGCGGAAGCGCGACGGCGATCGCGAAGTGTTCGATACTCGACCCGGGACAGAGCTTCAGGGTAATCCCGAATAATGTATTGTTTAAGCGATTCAAGACCGTTATCGTAGTCCAGAATACGAAGCTCATAGCCACTACCCGCAAGGCTAGCCAAACTACCTGACTTACCCGTTCCACTATCGCCCTCCACCAAAAGTTTCGTATATTCGAAGGATTTATGCTTTGTTAGAGATGGCACTAGACACCCTCCAATTCGAATTGGATAATTTCAGTTGGTACAGCGTTTGAGTTACTTGAATAATCTCGCTTGACTTGATTAATTATAAAATCACTTTGTTCACAATTTAACATCCGCTCAAGAAAATCTATAACTCTGGTCTTACCACAAGCTATAGGACCCTCTGCGATTATCATTAGTCTAAACGGTTTTGTCATTTGGTTGGACCTTTTCGAATGTGATTTTGACGTTGTCGCCTTTGTCGAACGGTTTAGACTTACCAAAGCAAAGAGATTCCCAACTCCCCTCGAAATTCACCCACCATTCAACATCTGGTTCCTTACCAAGAGCTTCGACGCGATTGACGGTTGTGTAGATGACGTAGTTAATCTTCAGTTCAGTCATTACAATAGTCTTCATAAGAGTGATAAACCTTCACCCCATTTTCCCAATGGAAGTTGGGTTTAGGCCAATTGACTATTGAACGAACAAACGATTCTTGTTGAAGACGATCGTGTTCAGCCTTTTGTTCAGGAGATAAAGCGTTGTACCTAACTAGGGCTTCTTTAACTAACTGTTCTAGCGACTTTTGAGTGGATTCCACCTCTGATCCTCCGGTTGTTGAACAAAATCCGCCTTCAAGAATTCCTTCCGGACCTGTGGGGACCGAGAACAAACCTCGCGGAACTTACACCCGCCGAACTTGTCGCAGGCGGTGTCGTTCTGTGGGTAGTAGTTGGCCTCGTGGAACTGCTCGGCGAGGGTGAACCAGTAGCGGAGGTCCCCAACCCATTCGGCTAGTTGGTCGTTAGATCGGAGGGTGAAGGCTCGCTCGAAGGCGGGTTTGTCGTTGGTGGAGACTTGGGCGACATCGACTAAGACACCTTTGACAGACTGACCAAGCACAACACCAGCCGCAAACGAGTACAAGGAGAATTGATTGTGGGGTTCAATATTTCTAAGGTAGTAGTGAGGACCAAAGGTTGTGGTTTTATGGTCCATAGCCCACAACGATCCGCTAAATTCAACAATTCTGTCAATATGTCCACAGAGTATGTAGGGTTGCTTTGTGAGGTTATTGATAGTCGCCTTAGGCGCGAAATCAAGCTCAAAACGGAAGGATTGCTCCACAGCCACCTTGCCGTCTGGAAGAATGTGAGTAACCGCTGCATCGGGGGAATCCCTGTTGTAGAAGTCGAGGTACCAGACGATTAGCTTTAGGAGGTTGAGTTTGGTTCGGTTCTTGTGTTCGGGGTTGAAGTCGGTAGTGCGGACGCAGGTAAAATAAAGAACGGTACGGAGAGTTTCCTCGTGACTATGTCCCGATGCTTTCATATCTGCATAATTCTGCAACGCCGCGTGGTACTCAATTCCGAACCGCAGATAAACCGATTCCTCCTTCGATTGCCAACCTTCGAGCATTTGGTATTGGTAGAGACGAGGGCAGGTTTTGAGGTAGCCCAAAGAGGTTGAATCCCAGGCGTATTGTATCCTAGTTCCTGGAAGATAAGGACTAAGAGCAGTTGAAGAAGTCAGTTCAGTTTGATGAACGGTCATAACTTCTTCAACCCTCCCTGTGTCTTCCCGACGATCTCGATCTTCTTCCTCAGGCCAAGGCTATCGAGAGAGATCGTCTGATCTAAATCCACCGTCCCGCGGTTCTTCCTCGGCTTAGCTCCGCCAGTCTGCGCCTGCACCGCCGCGTGGCGGATGTAGGCAATTACGGCGTCCAGGTCGCGGGGAGTTAAGGATCGCGGGTCTTCCACGCAACGGTTCATGGCTTCTTCGATTTCGGAGGGGGTTATGTTGGGCATTTATCACCTCTCATTTTGGCTCCGGTATAAGCTATTTTCCATAATTCATCATCTGGTATATCACACAGCGCACGCCTCTCGAATTTGTTCATATTTGCCTCTCCTGGAGTTAACCCAGATGCAATCTTGAGCTTCAAAAGACGCATGTCTTCAGGAGCATAACCAAACTGCCAGCGACGTAGTGATTTTAGCACTACAGCTCCTCAATCTTCGCCGGCATGGTCATTTTCTCCACATAGACAAAATACGTCCCATCCACCTTCCTCCTCGAACATTTGAGAATATCATAATCGGATTTCCCATACATCGGATGGTCCTTTGGGTAGACTTCGGTATTAAGATCGCGCTTTAGCTGCCGGGCGTTGTGTAGCCGCATGACGTAGTTCATGGTTTCGTCGGAGGTGGTGAAAGGAATGCGGATGCCTTTATCAGAAGCAATAGCGCGCTCGAAGACCTCGTAGCAGTCGTCGTAGGCAAGAGGGGAGGTTGAGATGGTCATTTAAAGCCGATCCTCCAGTGAGGACAGATACTTTGGTTGCAACGGAATACGGCGCCTGCTCGGATAGTCTGGTCCTTCCAGCAGTAAGGGCAATAAAGAGTGCCGGTTATCTTGTGGAGAACCATGCAAACCATATCGCGGAGGTTATGTTCGACTTGGGTCATGCGGCCTCGTGTTTTATGTCCTTAGAGTCGATTTCGAAATAGCGGCTCTTACTTCGCGTCTGTATCACGTACCTCAGGTTCTTCTCCTGACTCCCATTACAATCCTTAATCAACCAAGGATCGAGATGATAAACCGTTTCAAACTCAAGCCCTTTGGCTTTATGACCCGTAAGCAATTGTATGCTTCCCGTTTGTTTAAAAAGGTAGTCAGCATATGCGATTGCCTGCCCGAGTGTGGAACCAAAATTTGCGAAAACCCGCATGCAATCTGCGATATCATCGGCGGATTTGGATTGCTTTTCAGTTTTCTCGGCACGCCAGGTCTCGATTTCATCTTCTAGCTCCGATTTGGGCATCTTGTCGGGGCCGAGTTTTTTCATTATGCCCACAATCCTAGGACCAAGATCACTTCCAGCAACAGATACGCCGCGCTTGTTAACCAAAAGTTGAAGGGCGAGTTTAAACAAAGGAGCGTTATTGCGGCAGATAATAGTACTGTTATCGGGAATCGAATTAATAGAGATATTCTGTAGTCTCTCGACATATCCACCCTCCTTGAACCATTTCAAATGCGGAACCCGCCATTGCGCGTTTTGGACAATGACTTTCGGGCAGCGAAAGCTAACTGACAAGTCAGCCGGCGTCATCGAGAATTTGTTTTGCAGCTTGGCCATGCCATCTTGAACCGCTCCACGAAAACCATAGATACTCTGCCAAGGATCACCGACTGCAATAAGACGACCTCTTGCGAGTTTACGGAGCAGCGCATGATTAACGGGGCTGAGGTCTTGCGCTTCATCGATGAGGACAAGAGGATATCTCGGGAGTGTTCCTCCAAACAATGCGGGCATGTAAATCTGATCGTTAAAGTCAATCGTCCCGGAGTAGGAGGATTTGATCGAGAGGAGGAGGATCGCGTCGATGAGGTCGAGGACGTAGTCGCTTGCGGCTTCATCAAGGGTTGATACAAAGGATCGTTTATCAATGAGCCTCTTTGCCTTCTCATACTTGCCTTCCGGGACATAGCCAAGTGCCTTTGCTTTGTTGACTCCGTCGGCGATTAACGAGTAGTCTTCCCAAGCAACTTTTTGATCATCTTTGGAGAAATCTGATATTGCAAGTTTGAAAAGGTCGCTTGTCTTGTGAGTGTTAAGAGATAGTTTTGGGCCAATTGAATTTGCCC